TCTCTCTTACCGTCTTATTTAAATCTTCTAACATGATATATACTGTTGAATAGTCAATGTGAACTGTGCGCCAACTAATCTATCATTCCCAAAACTTCCAAATTCTATTTTTGGATCACTTTCCTTTTCCGGCAATATATACGAACCTCCACTAATTGAATTAAATACATTCATTCCTATACGCTGTAACTCTCCTTGAATATCTTGAATCTTTCTTGCTTCGGATGGATTATTTAAATCATAAATCCCCAAAATAAAATAAGTGCATTGGTATATGTGATATAAATGTTTTGCCTTAGATATGGTTGGATATTTCAAAAACAATATCGGATAATCATTGTCCTTCTTTGCGTTCAGCTCGCTTATATTCTCATATATAAATCCAGCACAACCACTCGAAGCGTAAATAGATTCAAACCTTTCAACTAATTCTTTTACTGTGTTAGTCATTTATTGTGTTTTCTAATTCAATTTTTTTATAATATAAATAATCCAAATATTCATACACGCTAACATTGAACTGCCGCCTCATCTCCGAAGGGCTGCTCGCTGTTAATATTAATTGCCCTACCCACCCAACACTCTGTTTAGTTCGTACACTTCCATATTTATTTGTTGTTGTTGCATTAAATAGAGAGCTGTATTTTGACCTGATAAAACGCATTGTGTTTTTAAAGAAAAAAAAACATCCCAAACAATATCCATTTTCAATTCTTTAAATAAATCTGCTCTACTTAAACATGTTTGCTCATCGTATTTTTCAACCGATCCGTCAATGTGTGGTCGGCAAATAATGGCAAGCATAACTGGGAGTACTTCAAACTTTCCCCCGTCTAACTTTTTAGAAGCTATTTCTAAATCGGCTATCTCGGCGAATTCAATTGCTGTTCTATCCGCCATAGGTCTTTTCTCAAAATAATAATCATGCACTTTTGGCAAATGATAGTCTACGCCATCTATAACAATTTTATCTATGTCCTTATACATATAGTTGAAAGGATAGTGAAGAACTCCTATGACTAACCTATGCAAATATGAGTAGTAAAATGTTGTTAGATAATCCTTGCCCACCATCCCTAATACTTCTTTCGGGCAATCGGACAAAATACTTATGAGCGATGCTGAGAAAATAGCTAAGCCCTTGCTCGCAAACTCGACATCAAATGAACTTATGGCTTTCAGGAAAGCATCCTTATCTTCTTGCTCCGAAGATATTAGCATCTTCGCCTCTAACTCAATAGCATCCTTTAAACATTTAGGTATGCCTGAATTAATCGCTTTACACAATTCTATTGCCGTGGATAGTTTTACATCCTCCCACTTATCGGAAAGGCAATATTGCTGTTCGTTAATTGTGAAGTATATCATTTATTCCTTAGGTATTGCTCGTAACTTCTTTTCGCGTTTGATATTAATTGCAAAACATTCCTTAACTGCAAAGCTATTGCCCCCATTGCTTCTTCTTTCTCTGCCTCTTTAAGTAGGCAGGCTTCTGTTTCCGCTATTAAGCTTTCTAAAACCAAATGCCCTTCAATCTTTGGAGCTGCGATAATATCTTCAATTATTTTTTTTTCTTTTGCCATATATTTTTTTTCAAAATTACAAACTTTATCAAACAAATTCAAAATAAGATGCTGAAATATTTTGTCCAGACTCTAAAATCATTTTCATTTTCATTGCATCCAAAAAGTCTGGCGAACATCCGATTATTTTTTTTATAGCTTCTTTTTTCATTACCTCCAACTTTCCTTCCTTATCTATTTTGTCGGCGACCAAACATAATAGCTGTTCATTTATCTGCCTCTTATAGTCTTTTAGTTTCGGGTCTGCGATGAAAATATTTCTTTCATTAATTTTCTTAGCCAATAAATAAGAGCACTGTGCATTCATGTTTGAATAATTTTCATTTGCCTTCATCTTCGAATGATATGGTCTTGCACCTTGAAGATACCCCGATAAATACATACCTACTCCGTCTGAATCGTAAATTATATTGCTACGACCAACCCCATGCCTCTCCGCCAGCATCTTTATTGTTGATTCGATCTGTGCGCCGTTGCTTCTTTCCATGACAACTGAATCTATAATTGAATCTCCACTCCAAACGAGATTGACGAATAAATCCGAACCCATAAACGCTATATCGGACGTTATAACTTTAACTCCATCCTTTACGTGTGAGTTAGTCCATAGATCGTTTATTGCTTCTTGCGTAACTAAATTGTCTTTCGTTCCTCCATCTTCCGCCAAGTAAAGCGTTTTAAAAACAGACGGAGGATAATCGGCGCGAGCTGCATCTACGTCTTCTTGTGTTAATATACCTGCTTCGACTGCATCGTGGCATGTTATCTTTTTTATTTTATAATCTGCATTACTTAAATTATCGTTTGATAATTTGGTCATCCAGTTATTAGCCCCTCCATAGTTACCTATTAATTTAACCTTCCCTTTTGTCTTAGTTACTGTTGAGCGCACGGCATAAAATGCTTCTACTTTCATTCGTGGAGCTTCGTCAAGTACTGCGTAGTAAACGTCATCTCCGTAAAGATTATCAGGATGCTCTCCCGATTTAAAATTAATCACAGAGCCTAATGGTGTTGTAATTGCGAGCTTTGTTTGATTAATCTCATAAGCACTAATGCCTTTCAATTTTTCTTTTAATCTTAAGAAGGCAATCTCTGCCTGAGAATAAACAGGGGCTACCCACCAATAATGCTTATTACTTTGATTCCCTTTAGCGTGCGCTTCCTCAAATATTGACCATATAAACCCGTGTGTTTTGCCAACCTTAGTAGATGCTAAAACAACTGTTATGCGTTCTGGGTTATAAATTATTTCTTCCTGATATTTGGTTAGGCTTGGCCTTACAATATTAATTGCTGGCATTTTATTCTTCTTTTCTTCTTTCGGAAAAATTAATTGTAAAAGCCGACTTAGTTTCTATTGGCGCATAAGCCCCGTCCATCTTATTCAACTCCGCTATAGCCGCTCTTCTTTCGGATATAGAAGGCTCGACCAAATGCTCTTTAATCACTCCATTTATAACAAATACCTCATTTATCTTTATTTCTCCCCTAACTATATTGCTCAAATATTCCATTCTTTCCGCTTTGCTTAAAATGCGCATAGATTCAATTTTAGCCACTTTGCTATCTGCCGCCGCCTGCACTACCCTTTGAAGCCGTTCTCGCTCCTGTTGTATCTCTAATGCGTAACGCTTTGCTAATCTGCATCCTTTCTGCTCGCATAATTTCTTGCTTGCCCCATTCTTAGCAACTGCTTGCCTATACGCATTTGTTTGGGTCAATCCACTTGCGACCAACCTAATAAACTCGGTGTGTTTTAAAGTATTGTTCATTATTTAGTCTTAATTATATTTCTAAAATTTTATTTATACATCCTCTTTTCACATCTACTCTACTTATTATTCCCTAATATTTTTAATTTTATTTTCGGAAATTGCTTTAGATATTTATCTGTGATGTTTTCCGTAATTTCATTTAATTTGAAGATTTCATCTTTTATTTATTTTAATAATTGATGTGTTAACCCCTTCCCAAATGTATAAAATATTGAGCTTATAGCAATATCTTTTAATTGCTTTTTTAAATTATTTTTTCCGCAAAGCGTTATAGCGCCGCCAATCATAAACATTTTATTAATACTTCTACTTGCGTGGTAAGCATCTGTTGTTCCTACCAATAATGTTTTCGCGAAAGGTGTATTTGAGTTGTATTTATTTTGCCAACTAATTGAAGGGTCGAAGAATTGGTCGTTTGAAATATTTAATATTTGCTTTACTCGTGGGTAGTGGAATAATAATTCTTGATTAAATCCGTCAAGCGCACCAGCAATTAGAAAGCAAGCATTTCTTGCAACTGTTTTTTTATTTGAATAATAAATTGAAAGGATAAAAGAGCTCGTTGCCACTCCAGTCATGGATGCAAATAATGTTTTCCCGAATCTATCTTCTCTCTCCACCGACAAATAAAATATTAAAGAAGGAGACATAACTGCTGCTATTACTCCATACATGTTTGCCTTTTCTTTCCTCAAATAAATATTATAATCGTAACTTAAACTATCTGCCCGCGCTGTTAAGAATGAT